GATTACAATACTGCTGCTGATGAAATGTTAGATTCAGCGTGGGCAAAACAAGTAGGTGATAGAGCTATAGAAGTCACTGAAATGATAAGGACTGGGGAGTATCAGGATTAGCATAAAAAACACCCTTTAAGGGGTAGTCCGTCATTAACTAAAGAGGTAAAATTATGCTAAGAAATAGAAACTACGAAGGTCCAACTATGACCATTTCTCAAGAAATAGATGAGATGAAATACAGACAGAAGGGAGAGTCCTTCAATGATAAGATACAAAGAATAGCTAGAACATTGTGTGATGGTGATGAACATAGATTTGTATTAGAAGATATTTTAGGTGAAATGAGATTTTTACCTGCAGGTAGAGTACAATCAGCAATAGGTTCTGAAAGGATTACTACTGCTTATAATTGTTTTGTATCTGGAGAAATAGAAGATAGTATGGATTCTATTATGGAAAGAGCAAAAGAAGCCGCTGAGACTATGAGAAAGGGAGGTGGCATTGGATACGATTTTAGTAAGCTTAGACCAAGGGGGGATCATATTAAGTCTCTCGATAGTAAGTCCTCTGGTCCTATTTCTTTTATGCAGGTGTTTGACTCGGTGTGTCAGACGATTGCTAGCTCTGGTCACAGGAGAGGAGCACAGATGGGTGTCTTACGTATTGACCACCCTGATATACTCGACTTTATTCGTGCTAAACGTAATAATGATAAGCTCACAGGGTTTAATATATCAGTCGGGATTACTGATGCCTTTATGGAAGCTCTGGACAGTGGTTCTGACTACGATCTTTACTTTAATGGTGAGCATCGTGGCAGTCTTTCAGCCCAAATGGTATGGGATGAAGTAATGTCTTCAACTTGGGATTGGGCAGAGCCTGGAGTTTTATTTATTGATAGAATTAAAGAAATGAATAATCTTTGGTACTGTGAAGAGATATACGCAACTAATCCTTGTGGTGAACAACCATTACCAGCTTATGGTGCTTGTTTATTAGGCTCATTTAATCTTACTAAATATCTTGAAAAAGAAAAAGATAAGTATGTATTTAATTTTAAACAATTTAAATCAGATATAAAGCCAGTTGTTCAAGCTATGGATAATGTTGTCGATAGAACTATTTATCCATTAAAAGCTCAAGAGGATGAAGCTAAAAATAAAAGACGTATGGGATTAGGTGTTACAGGCATGGCAAATGCTGGTGAAATGCTTGGTTATCCATATGCATCAAAAGAATTTATGGTATGGGCAGAAAAAATATTTGCATGCCTAAGAGATAACTGTTATAAAGCTTCGGCTGAATTAGCAAAAGATAAAGGTGCTTTTCCTTTATATAGAAAAGATTATTTAAAAAGCAATTATATTAGGTCATTACCAGCTTCCGTTCAAAGTCTCATAAGAGAGAATGGAATACGTAATAGCCATCTTACATCAATCGCACCTACAGGTACAATTAGTATTGTAGGTGATAACGTTAGTGGAGGAATTGAACCTGTTTACAGTCATAAATATGATAGAACTATACAAACATTTGATGGTCCAATCGTTGAAACCGTAGAAGACTATGCTTACTCACATGGAGTAGAGGGTCGCACTGCAGATAGTATTAGCGTAAATGATCATTTAAACGTATTATTATTAGCTCAACACTATATTGACAGTGCATGTTCAAAAACTTGTAACGTAAGTGGTGATGTAGACTATGATTCATTCAAACAAGTATATGTTAATGCATGGAAAGGTGGGGCGAAGGGGTGTACTACGTTCCGTATTGATGGAAAACGATTTGGAATCTTCAACGAAACCGTGGAAGAAGAAAAGAAGGTATCTAGCGAGGCTGAGGAAGTGGCTCAAGAAGAAGACAAGGTTGAAGCTTGCTTTATCGACCCAGCAACTGGCATTAAAGAGTGTGCTTAAAAAAGAACAAAGGGAGAAGTGAATGGCTGACGATTTAATTAATGTTACTGATGTAGCATCTAAAGGTGTTGTGTTTGACACTCCTCCTATAGCTCTTGCTCCTAATATATTTACAGATGCTAGAAATGTTAGGTTTAAGGATGGTGCTATTAGGAAGATGGAAGGTGAATTATTATTAAATAATATAACTGAAGATCTTGTACCAGCTAATGAAGAGTTTGGAAAAGTAAGATATTTCGCAGTATGGGAAAATCCTAATAAACAACCATTGGGTTGCTATTATATTTGGGTTGTTGATTATGTCGTTAGTGATGTAACAGTTGGTCAAAAAATTTATGTACAAGACCATACAGGCACTAAAAAAGATATAACACCTAGTGGTCTTAATAGTGGTAATGGATTTTCTTTTACATCTAGTGGTTGGCAACATACTTTATTTAGTGGTGGTTTTGCTTTTATTATTAATAATGGAATAGAAAAGCCACATTATATATTAGACACTCCTGGAAATACAAATATAAATAATATAGTATTAGCAGAACTCCCTGGATGGGATAGTTATCAGGTTGAACAAACAACATTTGATGATACATATGTTCAAGGAGCAACTACAGTATTTGATCTTGGTCAAAAAGTAGACTTTGCAAATAATCAAATTCATGTAACAGGAACTAATAATAAAACAGCACAAGCAGGATCACCTGCAGGCTCAGGTACAGTAAACGGAACTAACTTTGTTCCTGGAAATTTGCCTTCAAGTACACCTGCTGTAACTGGAAATCATTTTCAAATTTATACGGATACAGCAACTAATACTACAGTGATTGTCATTGGTGGATTATCTGTAGGAGATTCAGTAAAAGTTGTTATTGAATCTAGAAATATAGTTAATGTTAGATGTGGTATATTAGAATCTTTTGGTGATATTTTAGTTGCTGGTGATTTAACTGAATTAGATTCTACAAATAATGCAATTATAAGAAGATTGTCTGGTGTTGTTAGAACATCAGATGTGGCAGTGCCAGGGTCTGTTCCTAATAATTGGAATCCATTTGCTTCTGGTGTTAGTACTGCTGATGAATTTACGCTATCTGAAACTAACGTTATTAAAGATATGAAATCATTACAGAGTAATATGTATATCTATAGTACAGATAGTATACATGTTATGAGATTAACAGGTAATATAAATGCACCTGTGTCCTTTAGTCCTGTAACTGATGAGTATGGAATACTAACAACTGGTGGTGTTATTGAATATGATGGTAAACATTTTGTAATAGGAAGTAATGATATTTATGTATTTGCTGGAAATCCAGGAGATATACAATCTTTATCAGATCAAAGAGTAAGACAATATTTCTTTAATAATCTTAATCCTATACATGAACAACAGTTATTTACACTACAAAATCATCAAGAAAATGAAATATGGATTTGTTATCCTACACTAGCTTCTTTTGCTGGTGAGTGTGATGAAGCTCTTATTTGGAATTATAGAGACAATGCATGGACTGTTAGAGATTTAGACAGTGTTACTGCAGGGGATATTGGTCCTATTAAAGGAGGAGGGATACCTACTGCAACTATTGCTCTTACAGGTAACTCAGGTAATGCTGGTTACACTAATAGAGGAAAGAAGGAAGTACAAGCAGTCACTATTAACGGTAGCACACCAAAGAAAACGATAGGAACTAAAGCTATTAAAACAATATCTGTCGGTACATTTACAACATTTACTACAGATACATTAGAAATAATTGATCTCACTCTTACAGGAGACAGTGGACCAAACACAGTTACAGCTAGAAGTACACTTACTTTTCCTTCATCAAGTACATTTACTTATGACAGAGATAAAAGTACCTTTCTAGATGGTGGTGCAAGTGTTATTATTACAGGTGATAGTAGTATTGGTACAGTAAATCTTCCAGCAAGTGCATTACTAGGTACTAATCAAGCCGATGGTGCTACAATAACAATGACAATATTAGTAGCGGCAGTTAGAGATTATATCAATAGTAACAATGCCTTAGCTGATTTTACTGCAACTGCAAGTACAAATGTATTAACATTAACCTCTGATGTTCCTGGACCAAGAGCTTTTAGCACTAGTTCATTGGCTATCGGTGGTGGATCAACTACTAATCTTACAGTTGCATCTACAAGAACAGGTGTAGGTGTATATGGAATAACAGCTGCATTGAGCCCAGCTATTAGTATGAGAATACAGGCTAGTGCTGTTGGTGGATTACATGATGCTATTGATGAAACAATAACATTTAGCACTGGAAAGAACAGTCAGGCTTTATTAGCAGCAGATGCGTTGCCATTATTACAAGCTAAAACAGTATTTAATGGTGGCAGTAGCTCTATTTATAGTGTATCAAATGTTAGTAATAAAATTAGATTTATCTCTAGATTAGGAGGAAATCATAGTGCTCTTACTATTACATTTAAAACTACTTATGGAGGTACTGATTATACAGAAACTACATTTGGTGGTGATGTAACAAGTAGTGTTAATGTAGTAACTCCTGGAGTAGATAGAAGCATACCTCCAATAACTATGACATTGACTTTTCCAGCAGGAAATACTGCAGTAAAGATTTTAGAAGGTACATTCAGTCGTGCTAATATAGTAACTGAAATAGATACTCTAGTAGATGCAGATAATAACTGGACAGGTGCTACAAGTACAGGTTTGGTAACAGCAACAGCTGGTGCAGTTGGAGTTCAAAGTAATAATTTTGCAGTTGCCTTAACAAGCATAGGATCACTGCCTAGTGGATTTACAAATAGTACATTCACAACAGCACAAACAAGAGCAGGTCGAGCAGCACATAGTACAACAGATACTATAACTCTTACTCCTCCTCTTGGAAATGCAATAACAGTTAACTTTAATAGCACATCTGCATTTGATCCTGACTCAGGAAGTAGTCCTACTAATGTAGAAGCCATAACTGCAACAGAAATAGCTACAGCATTACAAGCAGCATGGACAGATACAACTTATTTTACAGTAGCAAGAACTAATGAAGTATTAACCTTTACAAGTGTATCTAGAACAAATATAACTGGTTCATTTAGTTATACAGTTGCTGAAGGTACATCAAGAACTGGTACATTAGTCAGTCCTTTGATTGCAAATTCTACAGGAAGTGATATAGCAGTTACTGAAGGTATTGCAGCAACATATGCAAAAATGACTCGTGTTACTATAACTCTACAAACTCTTGCAGGAGATAGTGTAATATGGGATAAGCATTATGGAGAAGGTCCAGGAAGATTATTAGATCCTGATTTTACTCCAGCTGCAAATGATAATACTTATGGTGATACAGGTGCGACTAGTGCTTCTGCATATCTGGCAACTTATTATAATCCAGATGCAACTCAAAATGCAACTGAATTAGCTAAACCTAATGGAGTAGTTGTTAATACATTAATAGCAATGCAACAAGCATTAGCTTCTATTAGTTCTAATCAATTACTATTAGTAACACCTGATAATGCAAGTACACCTACTAGTATAGAGATTAGTCCTAGTCAATTTAGTTCAACAGCTAACTATGTTAAATCATTTAGTCCAGCAACTCAAGTAGTAAATGCAAGTGTTGCACCAACTACGACTGCACTTACTAACGTAGCTGAAGGACAAACAGTTGCGGCAACTAATCCTACTCAAAATACAAGTGGAACTACTATAAATACTACATTTGATATTGTTAGACCATGGAGTAATCTTAATATTAACCCTAATAAATCATTTCCTATCTTTGCAGAAAGTGGATTTAATGATGGTACATTATTTAATCGTATAAGAGCCGCAGATCTTGGTTATGACTTTGGAGGAACTAATTATATTTCTTATGTAGAAAGACAACAGATGTCGATTACACCTAACTTTGACACAGAGACTGTTAGTAGTATAGCTTTGTGGGCAGATGGGGGTACTATAGCTACTGTTGGAGGAGAACCTCAAAGAGCTACACTTCATGTTAGAGCAAGAGGAACTAATTACCCTGGAGAAGATCCATTCTTAACTACAGAAGAAGATAACGCCCAAAGTAATGCTAAGGCAAATAAACTTACGGTTAATGATTTTACAGTAGCTAGTAGCTATAAAGTAGGAACAAGAACTCAAGGTCGATTTATTAACTATAGAATAGATGATGCAGCTAAAAGCACTTCGTCTAGTTATAGTGCAGCTAATAATAAAGCTTGGAATATATCTGGTCTTCAAATGAAAGTAAGCAAAGGAGGTGAACGTTAATGGCTATTAATAATCCTCCTTTAACAGATAATAATACCCTTAATATGGTGTTATTGGAATTAGTAAGAGAAGTGAATTTATTAGAACAAAGACAATTAAAACTTTTGGCTGATATAAGAGCCGCTAGTAATTTTGCTGACTTAAAAATAAGGATAGATCAGAAATGATAAAACTCATAGAAGATAATGATGTATTCGAAGCAATACAGCTGATGAATAAATCTACTCAAGGTCAATTTTATGGCTATGAAAGAAATGAAGCTATATGGATAGAATATTTTTTGTCATTGGTTAAAAAACAAAAAGAGGGAAGTCCTCATGCATTGGTTATCGGAGATTATGTCGATAATAAATTAAGAGGATTTCTGTCTGCTTGTACATTTAGTAATTACTATGATAAACAATGGGTTATGGATGTTAAAGATTGTATTGTAGATGAAGATCATCAAAATCCTTTTGTTGTGTATCGGTTATTTGATTATATGATGAAACATATTAAGAAGCATGGTGGAAAACATTGGCGAGCAGACTCTGTTCGTACTGAAGAAGAAGCATATAAGTATGGTCGCTTCTTACAAAAAAGATATAATGCAGAACTACATGTCTCAGTAAGAGGTGTAATACAGGAGAATAAAGATGAATGATTATGAGCCTAATTTAGGTATATATGATATGAGAAGAGATACAGAAGGATTACCTGAATCTCTCGCCAATAAAATAAATACTAATATATGTATGAAAGGTGGTGGTGGCACAACCGTAACTGAATCAGGTATGGCTAAAGAGTTCAGACCTATTTATAAAGAAGCTATGGAAGATGCTCTTGCTGGTTATAAGCAGAGAAGAGGTCAAGGAGTTACTGCTACAGTGGCTGATCTTAGTCCTGAACAAAGAGAAGCTTTAGCATTTCAATCAGCTTCGGCTAGAGATGCTATCAGAGGCAGTGGTGCTTATGATACAAGAGCCGCCCAAGAGAGAGCTTTGAAAGATACTCTAGGTCAAATGATGGGTCAAGCATCTACTGGTGGTGCTCTCGGTTCTGCAAGAACACAAGCAGCTATGTCAGGAGCATTAGCTAATCAATCATTAGAACAACAAAGACAAAGACAAGCAGATATCTTATCAGGAATACAAGCATTAGGACAAGCTGGAACAACTAAACAAAAGTTTCAACAACAACTTATTGATGCTCCTTATACAGAACAAAAGAGACTTGCAGGATTACTATCAGGTGCTCCTCAAACTTCAACACAAACATCTAGTGGAGGTGGCAAATGATTGATCTTGCATTAAGCCCAGAAGAAGAACAAAAAAGAAAGCAAGCTATACAAATGCAACAAGCCCCTTTAGCAATGGGTTCAGCTCCTCAACCTCAAAAAGGAATGGCTGGACAAATGAGTGATATGGTAAAGCAAAAGTTAATGTCTGATGCTGCTGGTGCTGGAGCTACTGCATTAACCGAAGGATTAAAGAGTGCAGGCACATCTGCCTTAGGTGGAAGTGCTATGACAGGCATATCTACAGCTATGCCTTATGTTGGTGCTGGTTTACTTGCTGGTAAAATGTTTGGTTTGTTTAATCAAGGTGGACAAGTCGGACCATTAGGCACACAGTACCACGCTAAAGGTACTAAACCAGATTTTTTAGATTTAGATAAAGATGAAAATACTACTGAGCCTATGGAAGAAGCTGCTAAATCTGCCCAATACAAAGCACAAGGCGGAATGACAGAAGCAGCTGCAAGAGCATTGATGATGAATCAACCAGACCCAAGTCAATTATACGATGAGGTAATGGCTGAGAGTATGACTGAAGCCGCTCAACAAGCACCTACACCAATGATGAGACCACCATTATCGGTAGATCCTTTTGGAGCAGATACAACATCAAACATTTATGATATGATAAGACCTGATAACGCACCTAACACATAGGAGAACAATATGGCACTTAGATCTAGTGGAGGAACAACTGCATATCAACCCTCACCTTCAATACAACCGAAGTATGGGTTTAGATATTTTGGTTCATCTTTTGCACCAGCTACAAGCCCAGCGAGCATACCTCCTTCTCAGTATACTATTCCAAGCTATGAAGCTCCTGTCGCTACACCAACACCATATGCAGATAGTACACCAATGACTATGGGTGGTGATGATAATAATGAGAGTGCTTTAGCAAGTACACAAATGTCTATTGATCAAGCCAATAGGGAAATTAATGAAGCGAATAAAGGACAAGACTTTGGAGCATCAGCTATGTATGGACCAAGCCCAATGGGTATGATCCCAGGATACGGATTATTTGGACCATCAGTTCCTACAAGTGGTTATGGAACTCCTGGAACTTATAGCAGTATTACTGGAGGTAAATTTGATGAACAAGGCAGATCGGTAGATCCTATCACAGGCTATGCAAATCCTGAGTATGCTACAATGGGAGCATTTGCAAATCAAATTATGGACGATCCACTCGGTAATATTCTTGGTGATCCTAAGAATGCTTTTGATTATGATCCTAATTCTAAAAAGATGCAAGAAGTTCAATTTGCAGAAGCTAAAGGCTTAGACCCAGATAAAGCAGCTACTAAAGCTTTGATGGATAAAGGAATCAGTGAAGCCCAAGCTCAACCTGGAACACCTACACATGATGCAGCTACTGACCCTAGTAGTTATAGCAGTACAGGAGCAGCTCCAGCTGGTTCTCAATTTAGCAGTACAGGTACATTTTCTACGGAAGCACCTTCAGGTGGTCCTGACTCATCAGATCCTAACAGTGGTGGTAATCAAAGTGGTGGTGTAGGTCAAAGTAATTCAGCAGCAAATACAAGCTATGCGGATGATGCAGCAGCTTCTGATAGTGGAGGCGGAGGTAAGTAATGAATATTAAAAAGTACACAGAAAAAGATAGGTATGGAAATATGTTTTCCTACGAGTTTGATGTTCCCTCTATGCAAGAAATACCTCAGCCAGATCCAGAAATATTTAAACCAAAAGGAACAGATACAGTTCCAGCTATGCTAACTCCTGGAGAGAATGTTATTAATGCAGAAGCATCAAGGCTTCCTGGAGTTCAACCTATGCTAGATGAACTTAATGATGTTGGTCGTGCTATTCAAAAGAAACAAGGTGGACCAATTCCTAGTTATAAACAAGAAGGCGGTGTTATTGTTGATGATGCTATGCTTGATGCTATTAAGAAAGTAGAATCAGGTGGTGATCCTCAAGCCTTATCAGGTGTAGGAGCTGGTGGACAATATCAGATAATGCCTAAGACAGCGTTACAGCCTGGATATGGAGTAACTCCTATCACATTAGAAGAACGATTTGATCCTAATATATCTAGAAATTTTGCTAAAGAATATTTACAAGGTATTATAAAAAAGCATCCAGAGTTTACTAAAGATCAAGTATTAACTGCTTATCACTCAGGTGTTGGTAATGTCCTTAAAGATAATATTGGACCTGAAGGTAAAGCATATGCTCCAAAAGTAAATGCAGCTATGAATGAAATACCTATGATCACATACGACATGACTGAGCAAAAGCCTGGAATGATGTCTGCACAAGCAAGTACAGGAGATGGAGTACCTAAAGAAGATAAACCATTCTTAAGTTTTCTTGTTGGTGATAAATATGAGAAAGCTAAAGAAAGAAGAAAAAGGAATAAGGAATTATATGGAGATGATGTAGTTCTAGATTCATTAGGCTATGTTCAATCTGTAAATCCTAATCGAATAAATCCTGAGATACCTAAAACATTAGAAGAAAGATTGAAAAATAAACAAATAACTCAAGAACAATTTGATAATCAAATGAATGCATATAATAAAGCTATGAAACAAGATGATGCAGCAAATGCTGAAAAAGCTGTTGAGGGTTTAGGAGTTAGTGCTGTCGGAGATGACTCACCTGATGATGCAGCATCTTTATATGCACAAGATTTAAAGAAAAAATCAGCTCAAGCTATTTCAGATCAGTTAGCTAATGAAGAAGATATAGATCAGACAGTTATGACTAATGAAGAAGTGTCTCAGTATATAAAAGATAACCCAGGAAAAACTATTGCCGATAAGTTTATCGATAAGGGTAAGGAAGTCGGTGGTGTTATATTAGATAAATCTATGGAGTATTTTAAAGATGCCTTTTCAAGTATGTTTGACGGTGAAGAACTCGCAAGGATGGCTCTTATATATGCTGGTTCTCGTGCTATGGGGTACAATCACGGTGCTTCTTTAAACTATGGCATGAAGAATTATATTAAGCGTGTTGATGCTAATCAAGCTTATGCAAAGAAAGCAGTATTAGACAAAGACTTTGCAGATAGATATACTCCTGCTTCTCTTGCTAAGTATGCTAAATCAGCAGATGTAGATGATCTTATTCCAGTAGGGAAAAGCATTAAGTTACAAAGCATATCTGGAGAAATAAATATCCCTGGATATGGTAAAGCGACTACTTATAAAGGTGACGATAAAATAGATTATGTTAAAATCGATGGTCAGCCTATTGCAGTAACTAATATTAAAGGTGCTGAAAAATGGGATGATAAAGTACACGGAGATGCTACGGTAGCTAAACGTTACGATACCTATGGTCAAAAAGTATCTGATGCAATTAATAAAAACGCTGGACTAGAGCCTGGAGATGAGGGTTATAATGCTTATATACCGATAGGTAGTGATGCTAATATTATTTATAGAAAAATAATTAGAAACAATAGGGTTAGCATAAGCCAAGCTCCTCAAACCCAAAAGGCTATTGAGATAGCTATGCAAAAATATTTACAAGCACAATCAGATTTTAAAGCTAACAGAACAAGTATAGAACCTAAGAGCTTAGAAGCCTTTGTGAATGTTGAGATGTTTAAACCATTAGCAGGAATATCTCCTGACTTAATAACAGGAACTTCAGCATCTAATTTAAATAAATTAAATAGCAAAATTAAAAGCTCTATGAATAAGAAAAAACCATTTGCTTCAGAATATATGAATGAATGGCAAGCTTATTATAAAGCGTGGATTAAGCTTCCTGAAAGTGAAAAGATTAAAGCTATCACGGATGCTAGCAAGAAAAAGAAAGGCGAATATTCAGGATTTACTTTATGGGTAAGTAGAACAAGTCCAGATGAAGTAAATCAAATGTTAAAATCTTAATAAAATCCCTAAGTGATTCTTAACACACCCTTATAGGGGAGAATCCCTTAGGGATACTTTATTTTACAGGAGGTCTAAATGGCTGATATACAAACAAGTGATGGCAGAAGTTTTTCTTTAATAGACGCTGACACTATCACTGATGGTAAACAAAACTATCGTATCGAAGGATATAACGCACCTGAGACATCTAAAATAGTTGAAGATGAAGATAAAGGTTTACGATTTAAACGAGGTCAAGTTGGTGGAACTGAATCTACAGAAGCAGTTAGAAGAATAATTCAGGCTGGTGGATTCAATACTATTGAAGATCTCGGATATAAAGATTCATTTGGTCGTCCTAGAATAAGAATTAAAAATGATATTGGTCTAGATTTAACAAATACTCTCTATGAGTCAGGAGCTATTGATGTTACTTTATTTACAGATGAAGAAGGTCTTCAAGCAGTTCGTGCTGGTCGTTTAGAAAAAGAACTTAAAGGCAAAAGGCTTTACGAAGATATTGTTAATGAAGAGATGGGTGACCCAGAAAGAAAACCAATAACATTTAAAACTACTGCTGCAAATGAAAATGAATATGCTCAAGCAGTAAAAGAAGTTGTTGCAGATCAAATGGGTCTTGACTTATCGGATGAAACAGATCATCGTAGAGCTATTAATATAGTTCAATCTGGAAGTTATGATCCTCGTAGTATTCCTTTCAGTGGAATTGACTTTAGAAAATCTGATAGGACTCCTGAAGGTGTTGCTAAAAATCAATTTACTTCGGCTTGGAATACTGGTTGGCAAGGAATGGCTACAGGCTTAGCTGGCTTTGCAGAATTAGCAGGTGTTGGTCTTGGAATTGATAAACTAAAAGAATATGGAGAAAGTGAAGTAAGATTAGCTAAAGAAGATTTAGCTGAAATGCCTGGATTAAAGGGATTAGATTATAGAGATATTGATGGTCTTATGGATGGCTGGTATTTTATGACTAATAACTTAGCCATGTCTGCACCTTATTTAATTACTCTTATAGGGGGAACTCTTGCTGCTCCTATAACTGGAGGAGCTTCTGCAAAGATTGCCTATGGTTCTGTTGGTGCAACTTATGCTGGTCAAGTATGGAATGATATTGTCGGACCTAAAGGAAGAGAACATGCTGTAGGTTCTATAATGGCTGGTACTGCTATGGCATTATTAGATAAGCTTGGTCTTAAATATATTATGAAACCTTCTGATATGTTAACTAAAGCTGGAAGAGAAAAAGTTATTGGTGCTTTAGTTGGTGGTGGTGGTGTTCTTGGAAAAGCTATGACTAGAAAAGAGGCTGAAGATTTATTAGCCTCTGAAGGTAAAAAAGTTATTAAAGAAACTATTGAAGGTATGAGTAACTTTGCCTCTGATAATATTAATAATAGTAATATTATGAAAGATATCTTTGTAAGAGGTATGAAAGGTGGAGCTGCTGAAGCAGTTACTGAAGCTAGTCAGGAAGGATTAGGTTATCTTGCATCCGCTGCAATGTCAGAAGGAGGACTAGATAAACACTATAACCCTAATGAATTTACTAATTTATTAGCTGCAAGTGCTATTGCAGGTGGTACTCTTGGTAAAGGGTTCGGTATGGCTGGTGGTGTCTTCGAAGCTGGAGATCGTTATGCTACAATAAGAGGATTAGAATCTGGTCGTATTGGTCAATTAGGTAAGCTAGATCAAATGGCTCAAGAGATTGGTCCTGAAGGAGCTATCCGAGATAAAATAGTTGCAATAAATAATAAGGTAAAAGGAGTAAAACCTACTAAAGATAATAGTATTACTGCTGATAAACATGAACAAGGATCTATAGCTAGAGGAACTTTTTTAGATAAAGTAAAAAATCCTTTTAAGTATATTCCAGAGTTATATCGATCATCTTCATTAACTGGGTTTAGTGCTGATAGACAAAGAAGATCAGAACATCTTAGAGTTCTTGTTTCTTTAATAGGATCAGTTGCAGGTAAAACACATTCAGGTAGAGATGTTCAAGCTCAAGAAGCAGAGCTAAGAGCTAATTTAATTGAATCAATTAATCCTAAAAGAATGTTTAAAAGATTTGGCATGATGGATACTGTAACTAATTCTCAAAAAATATCTGATATGATTAGAAAATATATGAGTGGTGATCGTTCAGGTTTTACTAAAGAAGATATTAGAAATATAGAAAATACTATTGATGAATTAAAAGCATTTGCAGACCAAGAATATAACATGAAAAATAATGTTTATAAAAGTCAAGGAAATAATCGTAAAGATTTAAAACGATTAAAAGATTCTTGGCTAAATCAAAAATCTTGGGATTGGAAAAAAGTAAGACAAAATAGAGATGAATGGTATGACTTCATGAGAAAGAATGAACCTAATTTAAATCAACAACAGCTAGATGATTTATATTTAAAGGTATCTAACAATGAAGACGCTACAGACTTCTCCGTTGTTGAAGGAATAGAGTATATTCCAGGTGCTCGTAGAGGTACTAGTCAAATATTGTCAACTAAAAAAGGCTATGATAAATTTGCTAATGATAATATACTTCAAAATCTTATTAATCAAGCAAATCAAACTGCAAAGTATTCTGCATATACTACTTATTTTGGAGCTGGAGGTAAAAACCTAGATTATCTTTTAAAAGGTATGGAGAAAGACGGATTAAGTAAAGAAGAAGTAGCTGATATTGCTTTCCATGCTAAGAATATTATTGATGCAGGCACAGGTAATTATAATACTATTAAGAATAGAAAGCTAGCTGCATTTCAACAGACAGCAGCCTTCTACGCTGCAATGGTTGGTCTTCCTTTATCTGCCATAAGTTCTTTTCCAGAATTTGTTATGATACTTTATCAAGGCAGAGGGGGTAAAGATGTACAAAGAGGTATTCTTGCTGGTGTTAAAGAAGTAAAAAATATTTTTAAAGCAACAGCGAGAATGAAAATAAATAAAGCATTAGGATATCCTCCTAGAGCTTATATAGATAAAGATGCACAGGTTAGATTAACTAGAGCTGGTTTATTTAATGATGATGCAGCTATAGCTACTCGACTAGGTCTTGGAGAAACGGATGTCAGTAAAGCTTGGTGGCAAAAACAATTCTTTAAAATATCAGGAATAGCTGGTATTACTCAATTACAAAGAGCTATTGCTGCTTCAGCTGTCACTGGTTTTGTTAGTGATAGAATTAGAATATTAGCTGCTAAGCCTGATGATGCTGAGCTTAATCAAGATCAATTAGAAATATATAGACAGTTAACTAATCTAGGAATGGATGTTGAAGGTATGGTAAAGCTATACAATAAATTTAATGATCCATTAACCTTTGAACAAATAATGGAAAATGAAAATAGTCCTGATTATAAATTTCTTGATGATCAAATGAACACTGCAACATGGTATTTTGTAAATGATAGAGTTCAAAATCCTCAAGCATTTAATAGACCTTTATTCTTTCAAGATCCTCATTATCAACTATTTGTACAATTCAATGGTTTTATTTCTACATTTACAGCTAATATTATACCAAAGCTTTGGAATGACTATCTTAAGAACGGTAGCCCTCGTATGAAGTATAATACATTTGCACTTGTAGTAACTATGATGGCAGTAGCTGGAGGTTCTCAATGGTTAAAAGACTTTATTAAATTTGGAGGAAGCACTCCATATCTTAGTGATGCACAACTATTACAAAGAGCATTACAGTCTTCTGGTTTATTAGGTACAGGAGAAAGATTACTTCAAGGTGCATTACCATTATATAGAAGTAGAGATGAAGGAATAGCTGATAGGTTATTTGGAGAAACAGTAGGTGGTTCGCCTACAGTAAGATCATTAGGTACTGCTATGCAAGCCATAGGAGCATTAGGAAAAGGAGAAACTGAACGAGCTGCAGGTCATGCAACTAAGCTAATACCTGGAGTTGGTCCAATAACTCCAATAAGAAACGTTATAACTGATTTGGTGCATGGGAAAGTCCCTGATCCATATCCGTTTTTAGATAAGGGAGAATAGATATGGGAAGAGCCTCCGCAGGGTTTGATTTCTTTAATGAAATGGTACAAGAACAAACCCAAGAATCAGCTAAGACTGCACCTGAAAGAGCAAAAGAAAAGGTACAGCAAGAAGCTGAAAGACAAACTATGGCTATCGGTGATAAGAAATTTGAGTTAGAGATGCCTACAGATACTTTGAAAGAAAGAGTACCCACTACTGAACCAGTTGTAGATAAGCCTGGACCTAGTCCTGAAAATTTATTTCCAGCAGATTTAAGTGGTTCAGTTCAAATACAGCCAAGTGAAGAAAATATACAAGCTGTAAAGGCTGCTTCAATACCTTCGGTTGGAGAAGAAGTATTTCCTACTAGAATGCCTCAAGAATTAACTGATGAGCAAAAACTTTCTAGACTAGAAGAGACTTTAACTCAAGAGTTTACTATGAAAGTAGGAATGACTCCTGAAATGGCAAGCCTTTATGGTGGAAAGGTAGATAAAAAAGTATTTGGAAAACAAGCTATTAAAGATCTTGATGGCGATGAAGATGGAATGGTCTACCTTCAAAATGCATTAGAATCATCTTCAAAAGCTTTTGATATTGATAATGAAGAAGCTAATTTATTTGGTGAAATGGTAGAAATAACAGGGGCAGATGTAAGTAGAGCCAAATCAGATCCTATGGGTGTACTTAGAAATAACTCTAGTATATTTTCATATGCATTAAAAGGATATGATAAATTAAATCTGTTAGTTGATCCTTCTAATCCTCAGTCTAAAATACGACCTGAAGCAGGTAACGCAGCATTACTTTCTGTGTTATTAGAATTAGGAAATAGATTAGATAAACAAGATGGGGAAATAGATAAAGCGTATAATGAAAGACAATTTGATGATGCTTTAGATCGAATGAATATTGGTAAAGCAATCGGTAGACAATTCGAAAGATTAATTTACCCTTCTCAAAATGAAGATCCTCAAGCAATATATACAGGGGAATCAACTGGTTTTGGATACAACTATAGATTAACTGAAAAAGAAGCTTCAGTGCTAGGTCAAGTCCTTATTGAAGGTTTTGCTAGTTCAGAAGCTTTTAATTGGGTTGAAGGTAAGACTATAGAGCAAGACGGTAAACAAAAAAGAATTTACTTAACTAATCGTTATGGTGAAGGCAGACTTAAAGATATTCGAACAGCAGTTAGAAAGTCTTTAGGTATAGCTGGTCATTCTAGACCTGTATCTAATGTTCCTACTTCAGGAGGTAGATTGCTAGGCGAAGGAGCTTATACTCAAAAACAAATAACTACTCAGTTAGAAAAAAATACTTTAAATGTTAAGACTAAAGACGGAAAGTTTTTAATTAATGATGCTATCGAAAAGTTAAGTAACGTTGCTCATGCAGTTAGCCCACATAAAATAATGATAATGTTAGGCGTAATGCAAGCTGGAAAGACAGGGTCTAATCCTTTGTTATCTAAGTTTACTAAACAAGATTCAGAATATAGAAGAAAAAAATATGAATCTATTTTAAAAGAATATAAAACTAGAGCACAAGAAGATCCAACATTTACTCCTGAATCTTTAAATGTTATGAGCTTTGAGCAAGCTGCTGATCGTGAAGCAGATAGAATCTCTAATATACACAGATCAATAAGGCTAGATACTATTCAAGATGCAGCTAATAGAATTGGAAATCCTTTTTATTACGGTTGGACTGCTATAAATAACTCTTCAAGATTAATGATTAGTAATACCGAATTAAATTATCAAGCAGATAAAGTTGCTAGATTTATAGTTGATGGTGCTAAACCTGTTGCTTTTAGAATAGGATCTAATAGTACCGCTGAACAGGGATTTAAACAAGTATTAGCAAGGTCGTTAGTTCCTAATGCAGATAAAATGACTCCAGCAAGACAACTACAAGAGTTTGAGGCTAGAGAAAAAGAATTTATTAAAATGGGTCAAGATTTTCTTGCTTATACAGAAGCTAATGTAGGTCAATTAAATGCAATTAAAGAATCTGTATCTGATTTAGATGGTAATAAGGGCATTGTTAATCCTGAAATAACTAAAGTTCTTCCTGGCATAGAGCTATCTGAAGGAACTACTCAATTACTTCAACAACAAGGTAAAGATGCTTTTTATTTTACAATGGATGCGTTACATGAATTAGCTAGATATGATGCTGTCAAAAAACAAGGTGAAATATCTGGAAATCCTAATCCTACTTTCTTATCTCGTGCTAAGGCAGAAATAGATGGTAACTCTAATGGTGCTGTTATACAAGCCTTTCAGATGGGTGTTGAAAATATACTTAAAAAAGGTGGAGTTCTTTATGAAGATAATATCTCTTATGAAGATGCTGAAAGATTAGAAGGCGATATTAGAGATGATGTCTTTAATTTTATGTTTGGTCAAGAAGAATTTGCAAAAAATCCTGAGACAGTCAGAACATGGCATGATATATTTAAGAGTATAAAGGCTACAGATGGTAAAGTAAAAGAGCTTATGAAGTTACCCATTATGACTTCTATCTACGGTAAAGATCCAGCATTTCATGGAGATACTGCTAGGAAATTTATTGAAGACAATCCTGAATTCTTTAAAACATTTGATAACCAAGAGCAAGCTATTACTGAACTCACAGGCTATTTACAAGTAGCTTTAGAAAACGGTTTGGGAGGAGCATTAGAACATGCTAAACTAGCTAAACGAATAGGAAGAGCTTTTGGCTTTGCTGATAAAACAGCAGTTATAATAGGTCCTAATGGATTCGGTGTTCAATCAGGAGGGCATGAGAGTGTTCTTGAAGATAGAATAAAATTTAAATTTGGAGCTGCGGCTAATCTTAGAACTGCTCCAGCTGAAATACAAGTTAATAAAAGAGTTATAACTGCTACTGCAAAGGCTAAAGGTTTTAGACAACCAAGTGGTACTAGATCCTCAACTAAAATGGGAAGTAAACTTTCAAATCAATTTGCAGTTAATGGAACTCAAAATATAGATGCAACTGTAGCTCAAGAAACAGTTGTAAGAGTACCCTCTGGCACAATCATGCAGGTTTATGATGCATTTATGGGAGATGCAGAATCATTTGTTAAATTAAGAAATGCATCTAATGAAGCATTCTATGATGTTAATACTAATTATAACATGTTAGAAGCAGAACGAGATAGCTTACTTAAAATGATAACTCAACTTCAAAAAGAAGTAGCTTTAAAAATATCTAGAGGTGAATCTTTTGATATCGGAACTGAAGGCGAATATAAAATGTTAGGCGAATTTATATTTAACTCTGGAACTATCGTTACTAGAGACCTTATTAATTCAGCTCCTGGAGTTACAGAAGATCAAAAAAGAAATAGTCCTATGATGAAAGAAGCTTATGCGGCTGCTAAACAACTAAGATCAATTCTTAGACGTTCTGAAGGTGCAAAAGGGAAAAATCTGAACTATGCAGATGGGGCAGATGCATCTATTCTGGTTAAGCCAGAAACATTTATAGAATTATTTAATTTATCTCTTAAAGCTCTTAGAATAAAAGATGACTTAAATAAAATGATTTCTGAAGTTAATTCAAAGCGAAAAGAACTTATGAAAAAAATAAAAAGAAATCAACAGGGTCAATACTCATAAATAAACGTACCCCACAGGGAATCCTATATGGAAACCTTGTGGGGTATCTTTATTTTTACATTGATAAACCATTTTCTTTAGCTGCTTTCATAGCTAAATGCCTTTGTTTATCTGCCATATGCCTAGCTTCTGCCTCTGACATTCCATTATTTATATAGCCAGCCATATTTTGAGCATGTACAGTATCTAACATAGCTCTATTAAACCCTTCTTTACCTACTAATTCAGTGGATATTCCTAAATCTTCTGCAAGTTCTAAGTCAGTAAAGTTATTACCTTTTTGAGCTAACCAATTTTTATTTTCCATTATATTCTCCTATTAACAGAAGAAGTAATCAGATTCGACTACTTCATTTATATTTAAAGCACCGATAGTCGGTTGCTCACCTTCATAGCCTCTTCCAAATGGAATTGAGTCATAAAAGTTTTCTTTATCGTACATCTTAACGAATTTATTGCGTGCATCTACCATAAGATCTTCGATTCTATTGGCATGAGCACTAAATGAATCATGCACTGCACCAAAGTCACCATCCCAATCAGCTACTACAAGAGCCATATGGGCTGCATCAGAGCTATGAACAAAGTTAGGACTAATACCACACATAAACCCTCGTCTATCTGGGATATCTGTCTTTTCTCTTATCACATGCTTGAATCTTAGTTCACCTTCTGGTGTATTAAATCCATAGCAATCTACCTTTGCAGGTCTAGTACGATAACATTCGTATATTACTGGAAAGCCTGACTCAGATTCCCATTGTATACCACGACCTCTATCAGTACCATAAGTATCTAACCAATTAGCTATCTCTTTATCAGCTAATCGTTGTAAGTATCTCATAGTATCTAATGGACCTGGGCATACCTCTTGTATAGCTCTGATTACTTGATTACTAAGTTCATCACAATCCCAAGTATTGATATTGTAATCTTTAGTATAACCAAACTGATAACAATCACTATACATAGACTCTGACATTTTCTTTTGACCACAGCTATAAGCCCTAGTCATAGCCCCACGCTTAGCAATACCTTTACGTATATGCTTCATAGGCATCTGCCTCTCTTCAAACCACTCAGGCATTCTCTCACATAATCTTTTTGCTACTTGAACATAGAAATCATTAGGAACTTCTTCTGAAGTTAATCCTACAAGTCTACCTGTAAGTGGATCTTTAGACATAGCACCTAAGTGTTGCCAACCATTATTAGCACCATCAATAGGTATAGGCAAATGAATTAAGTAATTATCTTTGTCTTTCCAATATTTAAACCACTCAATGCAACAAGCCATGAATGCTATCTTCTTCTCTGCTTCTTCTGCAAAGATTCTCATCTCACCCATTTCAATTATCTCATCAAGGTTCTCTTGAGTCCATCTAGCTCTGTCTTCTAGTGTCATTTTATCTACAGATATAGTATCTAATTCTTCTTCCTGTAGTATACTTTTATAATCTACTGAAGCCCAATTAGGTATTTGATCTATCCCATATGACTGATTATAAGAACATGCAGTGTGTACTGCAAGCCAGAAGTTAGCTGTCTCATCAAAAGCTTTTCCCTTAGCAAATAATAGCTGACTACGAGCTATATCTGCTCCTTGAAAGTTAAAGAACGGTTCACTATAATATAGTCTACCTCTATAATCTGCATCAAGATAAAAGCTAAACTCTTTATCTAACCATTTATCTGCTGCAGCCATTACTTCTTTTACTTCTCTATTCTTAGAGGCTTGACGTTGATATAGCTTTGCATTTTCATTTTGATCTTCACCATCATAAGTATTATTACTTATAAACATATCCCAGTTTTCTAAAATGGCTTTATGAACATCAGAGTTAACTACAAACCTAGTTGCCTGTAATTTATCAATAGCTTTTACAAATGGCTTATCTAAATACTTAAAGAACTTATGCTCCTTAGATTTATCCCAAGTCTTTATGACTGGTCTGCCATTATTTTGGAATAAGCTTTTAATAGGAGGTATTACTGTAGCACTTATACAAGTGGTTTTACCTGCAATTACTTCCATATCACCCCACTTTTCAGTGGCATGTATGGTTACTGGCTTACGACTTTTCATATGACCTACAGAAATAGTTAGGTATCCACACATAACAAAACCTTCTATAACAAGATCACCAACTCTTACATGATCTCTGAAGTTTACGTTAGAGCTATCCCAACCTTCTATTATATACTTTCCTATTGCCATTGAAGCTTGAGTTATTGCTGACTCACCTTCAACCTTATTACGCTTAAAGCAACGTTGAATTACTTTTCTAGCATAAGATATCATGTCATCTATTAAAAAGTCTAACATGTCAACACCATCCGTATCAATCATACGCATGAGTTGTAAATTTCTTCTAGGCTTTACACCCAGATCGTCTCCTCTTATTTTCTTTAGGAGATAGTCCTTTATATCTTCCATGTATTACTCTCTTTCTTTTCTGGACTTATATTATAACATGTTTATTTCTTCTTTGCAAGTATTTTTATCATCTTTTTATTATTTAATATTGTATATCCCACCATATCCTTCTCATATGCTTGTCCGACCACAACATTAGTGATACCAGACTGCAAGATAAGCTTAGTACACTCCGTACAAGGAGATAGCGTAGTGTAAAGGGTAGCACCCTGTCCATCCGTGCTAGAACGAGCCAGCTTACATATAGCATTAGCTTCAGCATGTATGACAATAGGAAGTGTACGACCAGTTGAAGTATCCTTACATTGATTAGGAAAACCTGAAGGAGTACCGTTCCAACCCATCGAAATAATATTCCCATCTTTAACAATGACTGCTCCAACTTTAGTGTCTTCATCATAAGACATCTCAGATACTCGGTTAGCAATATCCATATATAGATGATCGTATCTCTCAATTTTAGATTTATCATTTTCATTTTTAATTATCTTTTTAAAATCATTTGGTAGCATTTTCCTGTGCCTTTCTTAGCATGATTAAAGCTTCAGCTATAGAGGGAATCTTACCTCCTCTTTTAGCTGCTACATTCTGTATTTTGATAAGTTGTCTTCGGATTTTTTTCATTTAATTTCACCACTATGTAATTTTTACAATCACTCTCAGACCACTCTACAAGATGTTTTACAACTTTATTAGCTCTAAGCTGATCAATTATCTGTTCAGCATCTTCATGTGCTTTTATTGAGTGATTCCTTGAGTACCTTATATTCATTCTCTAGCTCCTTTATTCTATTCATTCGCATAATCGCTTGTGAACGGTACATATTACGTTCCTTAGTAATCTTATCTAGTTTATTACCAAGGAACTCTATCTCTTTTTGTTTCATCATAGTTAATTCTATTTCACTTTTCCAACTCATCAGTCTAACACCTCAAAGTCTAATCCATCAGTCCATGTAAGCCTAGAACTATTATGATGATACTTAGCTGCACCTGCTGGACCAGTCTTACCTGTGAATCTAGATTTAAGTACAGTAAAGTTAATTGTATTACGTACATCATCATCTTCATCAGTCATATTACGACTAAATCCTATTATATCAAATGATATTTGCTTAATAGAACCAGAACCTTTAATATCGTCTAGACTAGGTAGCTTACCTTCTTCAAAGTTTTTACTACCAACTAAACCTTTACGTAGATGGCTTATAATACCCATCCAAACATTATGCTTCTTAGTTATCTTAAGTAAGTCAGACATAACTTTATCTATAGCTTCATTACCAGTATAACCTTCAGCACCTTCAGATACAGCAATAGTTATATGATCGAGTATCAAATATCTACACCCCATCAAAGCCATATACTCTATCTTATCTATGAGTGATTCATCTCCTACAGAACCTTGATGATCTAACAATACAAGTCTATCTGTACCGAATACTTGTTTAGAAGCTTCTTCTTGCTCTGCAAGTGGAACATCATATTCCTGTAGGTTTTGTCTCAACTGCATCTGAATAAATTTCTCAGCAGTATCACCAACAGATTCTTCTAGAGATATCATACCTATTTTATCTTCAGTCTTAGCAAGTAAATCTAATACTATCTCCTTGATAACAGTAGACTTTCCTGAACCAGTACCACTAGTGAATAGTGTTATCTCGCCAAACCTCATACCTTTAGTTTTATCATTGATACCTCTAAGGCAATCAGGATACGGTATACTTTCTCTTGATTGACGTTCTAAGTACTGCTCCCATATAGCCTCATGACCCATGACAATACCAGCTGGACTATAGGGTTGTGCATCCCATATAGCTTCCATGACTCTCATATAGCCACCTTGATTGAATAGCTCACAAGGATCTTTAGCAGTACTACTAGCTACTTTGACTTTATCTATGCCAATAATATTTGCAGCTTCTCTAATAGCTTTAGTGCCTGCATCGTCATTATCAAAGAATAATACTACTTCTTCAAACGATCTAATCCATGTACGATCCAAGAGTAAGCTCTTGAGATTCGTGGAAGATGCAACGCTAACCACAGGGTAGATCTTTTTGTATTTATTAAGGGAAGCTTGGGCGACTGCCATTGCATCGAATTCGCCTTCTGTGATGACAAGTCTCTTTCCGCCACCTCCAAAGCTCTGACTACCAAAACACCGAACATTCTTAAATTCTCCTACAGTTCTAAACTCTTTAGGTAACTTCCTTATTTTATAGGCTACCTTATTATTATTACTGTCATAGTAAGGATAGTTATATG